AGCCGTTGCGAATCACGCTAGCGTCATCGCCGCCCGTGGCCGCCCGCAGAAACGGGTTGCGCTCTCTGCGGGCCGCCTTGGTCAAGGCCATGTAGGCCGCCTCGCCACCTGGCGACACGACAAACGCCCGATCGTTTTTGCTGTAGGTGAAATCCCCGGTCTTCCATCCCGCGTGGCACTCGCCAAGCGGGCCAGTGATATCCCACACGTCGGTAGTGGATGCCGACGTTTCGATGGTGCCGATGAACTGCGGAGTAAAGCCCAGCTCTTCCAGGAACTGTTTCAAGTACATCGCGCCCTGTCGATCGCCGATGCTGTCGCCGATGAAAAGGATCTTCGGGCTGCTGGGCAGCGTCTGCACCGGGATATTCTTCAGTATCAGAGGCATGAACTTTCGGATATTCGGGTTGGCGGACAGTCGAACGCTCAGGGTCGCCGATGGACCGTATCCCGCAGCAGAAATACCAACGGATGCCCCGGTTTCATTGGCCGACGTTGTATCGCTGCTAACCGAGAGCACCGCCTCAGTGGCGCGGGCTCGGCGTCGGTACAGGCCCTGGGAATAGATGCGGCTCTTGTGCAGGTCGCTGGTCACGATCAGCGGCGAGAAGAGCAAGCCGCCCTGGAATGGCGAGGACAGATCCGGCTCAACGACACTGGAATCTAGGATCCCGCCTTCTTGGTCGGTTATGAAAATGCCGGGGGGTGAAATCCGCTGGAACTCTAGCTCGCCAACAATAGCCACATCATCGCTAGCAAAAAAATAGAACGCACCCTCGCCATCGCCAAGGCCTGCCTGGCCAGCTTCCGACGCAATATCGAAGGGTATGGTCTGAAGTCGTTTGCTGGTGAGTCCACCCAGCTTTCCGCCCTCGGCATCGGCGATCAGCAGGATGTCGACCTCTATTGCGGTACTCGGGAAGTCCTGGACCAGCCTGTTCAGGTTCGCCACCGCCACCGCGTTGGCTTGAGCGATCGAATCAACCGCCGCTACCGCTTCCGTTGACGGGTAGCTTTTCTTGAAAACCGCCGCGCCAGCGACGTTCTGATAAAGATCGACGTAGCCGGCAGCGGTAACGCTGAGCACACTGAAGAATCCACCTACGACCGTGCCTGCCAAGCCAGCCGCAGTTGTCAGGTAGATCATTGCGCCGCTCATCTGCACCGAAAGGTCGGCCAGTACCTTGGCGTTCGTAGGGCGCATCACGCCGTCGCCCACGTCCATGATCTTGATTTGATCGGACAGAAGCAGCTCGTTGGCTTTATCAATGGTGTCGCTCAGTCTGGCGAGATCCGAAGGTCCGCTCATATTTTCTCCAGGCACAAGTAAGCCCGCACAGCGGCGGGCTATAAAATTAAAAGGCGATCAGCGTCTTGCGTATCTACGTCGCCCCGGGCCATGACTTCGTGTACCAGCTCTTCAGCTCGCCACGCAGCTTGGAGTTCATGACGCTGAGGTCCATTCCGGCCATCATGTCGGTCAGCTCTGCCTCGGAAATAACCGGCATTTCAAAGAGCGACAGGACGGCGGTATATCGCCAATGGTCGACGCCAACCAGCGTTGGGCCGTCGTAAATGTCCGTGAACTGAGCCTGCGTTGGCATAAGGCCGAGCGGGCTCTTTATAGGGCACATGAACCAGTCGGCCCATCCGATACCCCACTTGCACCAGCCCTCAAACATCCGGGCTTGCTCGGCGTTACACAGCCAGGTCACCGACACTTCAGTTGGCACACTACGGTAGCGGCGCCGATTTCTGGCCCGACCGCTGACAAATGGCGTGCGCATGATCGGGCTGGTCGGTTTGAAGCCGTAACCGTCTCGCAACGGCAGCGGAATACCGTCAGGCATTGTCAGCATGTTTCGCGATCCTTAGTTGTCGGCGAAGTTATCGTCATCCGCATAAACACGCGGGTCGTAGTTGACCGCTTCGACGTCCGCCGAGTGATCGCCCGGGTCAATTGACGTGATCAGGACCGGGTAACACCAGCGGGTCGACTCGCCGAACAGAAGGTGCGGAGGATCTATGCCCCATGAAAGGTCAGGCTCGAAGTCCAGCGACGGGACGGATAGCCGGTAGTCGTCGACGCGCGTTGCTGGCCATGGCCCGCTAACGGTGCCATCCGGCCGGCGCAGGCCGACCACATGGGATGCGCCTGACTTCCATGTCAGGACTTCTGAGCTTTCCAGGATTACCGAACCGCTTCCAGGGGTTACATCCAGCAGAATCGAGCTTTGTCCGTAGCCAGGAATGTCGTCGGCCACTGCGTCATAGCTGAGGTATCCGCTGTTCAAGGCGTCGAATTCAGTGCTGAAGCTGTAGCTTTTATTGCGGTAGATCTGGGCTCGCCGCATACGCCTCCCGATTCGCCACGCCTTATCGCGATTGGTGACCCCCTTCAGCTCGACCGTTTGAACGCGCATCCCTTGATCGTCAGGAAGCCCGCACTGAACCGTTTCCGTCGCATGTGTCACCTCGTCGATGTACTTGATCTCAACGCCGTCGTAATCATCGGGCGCCGGCAGCGTAAAGCCGCGTTTGAGCTGTTCGGTCATGTTTTGCGGCGTATACATGTGGCCGATCTGCGTGCGTAGCTCGTCACGAACCGGTGTCACCATGCCGCGTTCAAGCGTGAACTCGGCATATCCAGCCAGCAGCGCGTCATTGATGCATTCCTTGACAGTGCTATCGTCCTCAACCGCGTAGTCGAAGTGGTCGCCTCGCGCGCTCCAGATGGCGCCATAACGCGCCAGCTCGTCGACATCCATGTCCTCATCGGTGCCGCCGGCCGACTTCATGACGTAGTTAACCCACGGCACGATATCTCGTGTCGCTACGGGCTCGCTCCATTCACCATCCACCAGAACCGGCAGCTTTCTGGTGGCGATCACCGACACCTGGCTCTGCGATTGGGCCGACAGCTTGTCGCCGCCGCGCACATACAGAGCCATCACGGTGCAGTCATCGTATTTGGTTGGCGCCTTGTCGATCCGCCCACGCAACCCGTACCACTGCACCCGGTTGAATTTGAAGCTTTCTGTCGATTCCTCACCGATACGCCGCACCCGAACCTCAGGACGCATATAGGTCGGAATGGTGATCCAGTCCGTGTATCCCTGCTGATCTGGACTCATCGCCTCGTAAGTAAAGGTGCGACTGGTCCAAGTGCCTGCGGTAGCGATGTCGCGGTATTGGACTTCAACCTTCGCCCAGTGCGAGCGGATGTTGCCGTTTTTCTCGGTGTATCGGACCAGGCCCTGCGGAAAGAAGAAGTCAAATTCGATACGCCGAACCACTTCGCCTGGTGGGCAGGCTGCGAACGGTCCCGCCCAATCGCCCTCAGTGGTCGAGCCATCAAGGACGATAGTGGCCGTATTGGTTTCGATGTCGTCGAAACCCAGCCAGTCGGCGTCCTCGGCGCCGGTATCATCCAAGCGAATCACGGTGATCGTCGACGGGCCATGCGCCTCGTTCTCAGGCGTACCCTCGTCATCCTCTACCGCATCACCGGATACCGAGGCGATCCTGTACCGCAGATCACGATAGCCAATGCACGACCACAGTATCCCGGTCTGCAGCCCCACAACCGGCACGCCGCCGTCGTAAGCCAGGGTTATCTTGGCAGGCACGGCGTCAGTGCCCGTGACCGTCTTCACTCCAGTGACATACGCGGGAGACGAGCCGAACACAGTTGACGACGAGCCGCCAAGGCTCAGGGCGACGCCACTGTACGGCGATGCCGCCTCGGCGATCCGCAAGAAGCTGCCCGAGGCGCTGGCAACAAGGCCGGTACTGATCAGGGCAGCGTTTACCGCTGTGACCAGGCCGGCGAGGTTGGTTGTCGCCGTGTTCAGCGATACCGAATAGGTGCTCGCGCCACGACTGACCGTAAACGTCAGCGGCGTGACATCGAAGTCGTACCGCGTCGGGGCAGCGCTACCGGTGACCATCGAGGCGCTGCCGGTGACCGCGGGCACGGCCGGAACATAGGGGTCATAAGTCGCGACCACATAATCGCCGGCATTGGCACCGGTGATCTCGATCTTCATGCCCACGAATGGATTGAGCATCGGGACATGGTCGCCGCTGATGATGGTGGCAGATCCGTCCGCAGGCGCCGTGAACACATAGGGGTACAGAACCTCGATGCGCGCGATCAGGCCGGAATCCCAACCAACTGGGAACCACCCCGCTCCCACGGGCACGGATGTCACGTATTCACTGAACTGCACGGTTGCCGCATTGAGCTGCTGGTCGATGCTGGTGGTGGTTGTCAGGGTCAACCCTGCGCTGCCAGTGGAAGTCGAACCGACCTCGTCCGAGTTGTGCCACCACAAATGCGCATCCTCGGCCGCAACCGATTGGCCGGGGCCGTAGATTGAATAGCTGGCCGTGCTGCCGAGGGACGCGATCGGCGTTCCACCGATGCGGACCTTACCAGGCGGAATGTCGAACTCGCCCACACCGATGCACAACAGCATTTCCACCCACTGGACCTTCGGGTCGGTACCGAAGTACCGGCGCGTCGGAGTCAGATAGTCAGGGAAAATCTCGTTCGTGCCCGAGCACTCTCGGATCACGTCGCCCAGCTTGACCTGGTTGGCGGTGGTTTTCGCAAGGCCCAGGCCTTTACCCGTACCTACCCCTGCCGTGCTCGGAGTGGCCAGCGGCTTCTGCGTCAGCATGATCGCGCCGACGGCCACGATCGCAGCAACGACAGCCCATGCGGCGATCTCAAGTCCCGTACCTTTTGGCTCGGGATAGATTCGCACAATGTCAGCCGGGCCGAATTCAACCTTTGCCCAACGCACCGGATCAATAAACAGGCCGTTGACCTCGATGGAGATCGGCGGCGATTCACGCACCTGGAAGCTCGGCACTTTGGACACCAGCCAGTTTTCGATGGTCATCACGCGATCGGTCTTGTGGCGCTCCAGCGGCTGGCCTTCAAGTTTGCTCGGGTAGAGTTCGATCACGGTGATAACTCACTGTCAGGTATTGGTCTTGGAATTTGCGAAGCGGCTTGATGGTCGCGCCGGACGGCTTCATTTCCATTCCGTGAAGCCGGCCGTCGACCTCGATGATCACGGCGACATGAATGCAGAACTGGCCGCGCCACACGCAGGCGATCGCGCCGACTTGTGGCTCGCAGCGCTCCATGGCCGCTGCGCCCTCGTTCACCGCCTTGGTGAACTCCTTCGGCATGGTGTTGCGGATATGCCCCCAGCTCGGTAGCAGCGGCAGGTCGTAGACCTCATGACGCACCAAGCGAGCGAGCCCCCAGCAATCCAGCCGCGCAGGACCGCGCCCGCCGTCCTCGTAGGAAGCGTGCAGGTATTTCTCGAACATTTAGATGTACCGAAGGCAGGGCGCGAAGGCCAGGGTGTACTTGCGGCGAGGCCAGCCGAGATTGATCAGGTCGAAATAGCCCGCATTAAGCTGGACGCTCGGACCTTGCATAAACCCGCTGAGAACCTTCATTCGATAGGGGCGCTCGGCAGGAGCAGTCAGGTCGGTCGAGATAAAGATCCGAAAAACCAGCCCGATGCTCGCCCGAGCTTCCAGCGCCTTGTCAATCAGCTGCTGAGCCTCCCCCGTCACGTTGTCGATGGCGAAGGTCAGCGTCTGGTTGCCACTGTTATCCCGCTTGGGCAGTGCCGCGGCGAACCCCGAGGCGGTGAACTTTGCAGTCACACCGGTCTCGGTCTTGGCGGTGATGTCCTCGAACCCCTGGCAGATGTAGATTGGCGCCGCCCACGGAACGCAGAACAGCTCAAGCGTCGGAATGATCACGACCTTGCCGCCAGAGGCATAAAGCGATTCGAGAGCTGTCATCGCCCAACCCTCTTCAGTCCATAGGTTTGCTCCAGGGTTTTCGCAAACTGTCCTTGCGTGCGGATGTTCGAGACCATGACGTCCATTTGCTGCCTGCCATCCGGTGCGGTGCTGGTTTGCACCTGGCCGGCGCGGCTTGCGTCTTCATGGAGGTTGACGATGACGCCGGCAGGCGCTGCCGCCTTGGAATCATTCGCCGCCGCACCCGGGCCGGAACCGGTGTAGACCCCGGCAGGGCTTGGCGCCTCCATCTTCCCGGCCCGGATCGCGTCGAGATTGCTCTTGCCGATGCGCGCCGTGCTGGCTGCGTCGAACACGTATTCCTTGCCGTGCACCACGCCAGCCACGTCGTTGGTGCCGACGTCGCCGGTGTAACCGCCAGTTTTGAAGCCGACACCCGTAATGGCTGCCACGTTGGCCAGGCCGGCCGTGATTGCAGCACCAGCAGCCGCGAAGCCGAGCCCAGGGCCCACAACCGGTATGCCAGCAAGCGCCGCATAGGACTCAGTGGCGGACTTGTAGGTCGCAATGGTGGTCTGCGCGATTGCTGCGGCCTTACCGATTGCCGCCAGCTTGCTGTTGCCTGACTGGCTCAAGACGGCCATGTTTCCGAAAAAGTCAGAGCTGGCAATCAGCAGGGCTGAGTTTTTGGCCGCCTCGATCCTTGTCCGCTCGGCCTGAGCCTGCTGGTCGATGTTGGCAATGCGCTCGGCGTATGTTTCTTCGCTGATGGCCTTGGCTTCAAGGAATGCGGCCTGCTTTTCGATCTCGGTCGTGCGCCAGTCATCCAGCGCGGCAGCCGATTCGTTGAGCCGGTCTATTTCGCTTTTAGCCCCGCCCACCGACGCATCGAGGCCTGGCGAGTTTGGCGCCTGAGAAACACCCTCAACCGTTCCGCGCTTTACGCTGGCTTTGTCATTGGCGAGCTGCGTCTGGCGCAGGGTTTCAAGCCTTGCCAGAGCCACGGTGTTGCCTTCTCGCTCGTACTCCAGCTTTTGCTTGGCGTAGTCCAGTTCGATCTTGGCGTCGTTAGCCGCCTCTCTCTGGCCGGACGATTGCAGAATATTTATGCGCAGCCGCTCAAGCTCGTTGGCCTGCTCTCGTTTGCGGATCTGCTCATCGAGCGCGACGTTTTGAGCTATCTGCGCACTGAGAACATCCTTATTGGCGAGCAAGGATTTCTGGTCGGCAGTCAGGATCGACTTACCTTTCAGGTCGGAAAGTTGCTGCGCCCACTGAACCTGCGCTTTTTGGGCGGCGGTCAGCTTGTCGTTGCCCGTCACCTGAGCCTGCAGCACAGCCTCTTGATCCCGAAGCGATTGCAGCATTTTTTCGGCTGCGTCTTCGCGGTAGCCTGGAGCCTTGGGAGCCTTCGGATCTTTATATCGCTCGTTGATGTTGGCGATATTCTTGTCGACGGTCGCCTGAGCTAGCCGGGAGTCGTCAGGGTTGGCGGCCCGGATCTTGTCCAGGTCAGCCTTGTACTTCTTGATTTCTTCGCCGCGCTTCTGCTCGTTTGTGAGCGTTGACCGGGTCAGCGCATCGACCCGTTCAGAGGCTGCCACGCCCGCATCCTGGGTCTTTTGGCGATCACCGACGAACTTGGACAGAAGTTTTTCGGCCTCGATCTGCATTTCGAGGTAACCGATCTCTTTGACCGTTGACTCGTAGCGAAACGGGTCTTCTTTGGCGGCATCACGACCGCCCGCAGTCAGGTCGGCGAGGCGCTTCTTGGCGGCGGCCAACTGATCGCCGAGCGTTCCATCCCGGCCAACGTCTAGCGCTGCGTCAAGTGCGCCAAGGGCGGCGTTCTTGATGCCAAGCCAGGCGCGCTCGATCAGGCCGAGGTTGCCGGTGACTTCTGCTGTACGGTTGCGGATGGTGTCGGCGTAGGTGTCGGTCAGCAGCTTGGCAGCCCCGGCCGCGTCGCCACTTTCCTTCATGGCCACGATCTGCGAATAGATCGACTGGGTCAGGAAGTGGTATTGGTCGTTCAGCTCTTTCGCTGCAGCGACAGGGTCCTTGCCGATCTTGACGAACTCGGCGACGGATTCCTCGGCGGCCTTGCCTGTGGCCTGCTGCATGGACAGGGCCGCGACGGTGATCGCCTCGAAGCTGTCGGTCGCAATCTTGCCGCTACCGGCCAGTTGGGCCAGAACATCGGCCGCAGCGCCAGTGGTGCCGACGCTCGAACTGACGTCGCGCGCCATAGTGCCAAGGGCCTCAGCAGTGGTGCCAGCCACTTTCCCGGTTAGGATCAGCGACTTGTTGTAGGCGTCCGCCTCCTTGCTGCCGTAGTTGTACGCTACAGCCAGAGCCGCAGCGGCAGCGGCCGCCAGGGTGAACGGATTGACCAGGCCAGCGACGTAGCCGCCCAGCGCGCGAGCCGCAGGCCCGACGCCGCCGAACATATCTTTCAACTGACCGCCTTGCTGCAGGAGAACCTGAAGCGGGGCCTGGCCACCTTGGAGCGAGACAGCAATGTCGGTGAACTGCGCCGGTACACCGCGGAGGGCCGCCGCCGTCTGCTTTGCTGACATCCCGAGTTTGTCGGTCTGCTTGGTCAGCTTCTCG